TCGTATGCTCGTTGTGTAATAGTCATGATAGATCTCGGATTAATTGTAAACTATTCTCACCTTGATTCATTTTAAATTGTTCGTATGTCATAATAATTCAGAGATTATACAAAAAATGCCTCTAATCCTTTATAAATGATCTTCATTGATGTGTATTGCCGTGTGTCATCAACATCAACAATGGCACCTACTTTTTTACTGTTGATTGGTGAATGATACTGTCGCTTCTTTGTATTGTAGAATCCCCAGATACAACGAATGTCATCACCACCATTGTAACTGAACCCAGGATTACATACAGTCCAGATTGCAACAACATTACTTTTAAACTGTACCGTTTCATAGCGGTAGCCTGTTGGTGGTTCATGTGGGAAATCAATTGGAAGTTCAATCATTCTTCGTCCTTATCATAAATTTTGGCAAACATCTGGAATAGACTTCACAGCGAATGTCAAAATCATCGGGAGATTTGCCCTCCCAAATCATCAGAATGTGATCGTAGAGTGTCATTGGTCCTGCTTTAGTTGACAATGCCATTGTAGCGCCTTGTGGCTGCCTCTGAGAGAATGCTAAACAGTTTGTTAAGTTGTCCAGTTCTTGGGAATATTGAAGTTGAGGCAACTGAATACTTCACGATCGACTACTTTGACCGTGGTTTTACCATCGGAGATAACAAAACCCTCATGTTTGATTCTCATGGGGCCGATCATGGACACTGGGGCATCCGTGACGATGAGACTATCAATAAATTCCTCTTTCATCTCCAGAACCAAAAGATAGAGGTTTACGAGATGAATATCACCCAGGATTGCAATTAGAATTTCATCATTCAGAGGAATACCCTGATCAATACACAGATTAATGGAGGTTTTACGCTTTTCTGCCTCTTTTTTGGATAGAAATTTGATTTTGCGCGTGTTAATCTTGGGTGCCGACACTTCCCCGCGTACCTTATCGACACTAGGTTGGACCCACTTGATTTTGGGATGTGAATCGAAAATGTCAAACAGTGGATTAGCCTCCATCTGCCTTAGATCATTCTCACCAGTGTAATATGTGTGCGGTGCAATGATCAGTTTCTCGGTCACAGTTTCCGAGAACTTGTATGTAATCAGATTAGATTTGAAGTCTTTACCATTGCCAAATCCAATGAACTCACCCTGATAGACTGCATCGGTACGAGGCAGATACTTGAAACAAGTATGAAGAACTTCTGCCACAAAACCAGTATAGTGCTGGTCAATCTCATCGTGAGAGTGTGCAATACGAATCTTCTTCTTGTTGAATACAGCTTTAGTACCAACAAAGAATGTACCAGTTGCAGGATCAGTGCCCCATACGATTGCGGGAGAACCATCCATCTTCACTGACATGTGAGTAGGATTGTAGATAAGGTCAATAGCAGACAGATCACCCGTCAGAATAGAATCTTCGATGTGTTCGATGTGCTTGTTCTGCATTGAGTCCTTTGGTTACTTGGCTAATATACACGGGATAGGGGCCATCGTCAAGGGGTTTCGTCCAGTTCGGGAATTGACAGATGACCTAGAATGGCCTCTAGTGCCGACACGGCATGATCTTTTCTTTTACCGTGATAATCTACAAGATCTTGAATACAAGCACGAAGATCTTTATAGAATACATCAACACTTTCTGGTTCACCATTTGCTCTGCCTTCGTTGAGATACTCATCGATAGATTCTGCTAAACGTGCTTTACGCTGCTCCTCAAAAGAAAGGTTTTGATATTGATACGGAGAATTTTCAAAACCGCTGTTGTATGGACTATTCATTGATAATACATTCGTGTGTGTGATCATGATCAACTACAAGGCCTGGAATGTATGGATGACCAAACTCCCAAACAATAGTGGCAACAAAGCCAACTATGATAAATTTGATTGTGTTGTTCATTTGATTAAAAATTGTTTTTCGTAATTTAGTAAATCTTGAGGAGCAATATCCCCAACATCACCGTCATATTCTACAGCATTTTTGTACTGTTGTCCAACCTTTTCATACAGTTTGATACCAAGATGCTTGTACTTTAGGTTAGTGGGAACATAAACTTTGTAATCGATCCCACGATTATCTGTCAACAGACTCAACTGCCTGTTCTCATCCTTAGTGACACATACTGTGGTTCTTGCCAGATTGAATAGATTCTCAAAGTTTTCATAATCTTCCAGATATATGTCTGGATTGTCCATAATCATTCTGGCGATGAATTGTGGAGACAAACAATGATCATTTGTACGCTCTTTTGAGTCATTCAGTGCTGCTTCACTGATCAATCCAGTGCGATTGTATCCTGAACAGAATACAAGGTCATAGTAAATGCGCGTGATTGGTCGCAATGAGGCGGGATCATTCCATAGCTCCTGGTTGGCACGAAGTGCATTGAAAGCAGCGCGGCAATAAACTCTCCAGTCTTTCATTTGTCAGTTTGGGGTCATCCCTCTCAACATGGCCAATATACATCAGATCGGTGCCTATGGCAAGCGATCAGACCAGTTCACGAATTGGTTTTCTTGCGGCGGGCCCTCTTGACAGGTGCTTTAGCCTTTGTTGTCGTTTTCTTTGCAACGGAAGGAGTCTTGATCGTTTCTGCCTTTTTCGCTATGGGTTTTTTGGTTTTTGTTACTTTTGAGGCTGATACCTTGCGTTTGGGTTTCTCTTCTGGTTTTAAGTCTGGATATCTATAACGAACATCAACTTTTAGACGTGGTTTCTTTACCCTATCATATTGTTTCTGCATGTGCTCATGACATTCAAACCATGCAATTCTTACATTTTTCCCCTCTTTCCATTCCATACGAATAGGGAAGGTTTCATATGGAAACAGTTTCTCAAGTTCTGCTTTACTAAGTCTGGACATCAAAGGAACCAAGTTACAACAGTATATCGAGTTCCAGATATTACTGGAACAACACGATGTGGATACATGAAAGATGATGGGAATAAAATTACTGAACCCTTTGCAAGTTGATAGGTTACGGATCCACCAAAAAATTCAAGTCCACCACCTTCATAATCATCGTTCAGAGCCATTATACCAGTAAATGACCGATTATTTTTGGGGCCCTGATCAATATGTTCAATATATTCACCACCAGGACCATATCTCAATATTGTATATCCATCATCACCATCCACAGAAGCAAATCTAAATTTTCTACTATAATCACTCAAGCATGTATTATATGCTTTGAACATAATACCATCCAATTCTTTCCCTACTGGATCAGTAGATCCAGAAATCATGTAAGTATCACATTTTCTAAGTTTTGATTTTTTCAATCCCTGTGCAGTGTCACCTTCAGTTAATGCGGGATTCCACTCTCCTTTATCTTTACAATATTCAATTATTCAATCACAAACATCAGGATCTATTGCATTTTTATAATAGACAATAGCATCTGCAACATTGGTCAAATATGTTGCAGATTTTCTTACTTCTTTTCCCAACTCAACTTTAATATGGTTGGGTGCAATCCACCCCATCCCAATATATTCATTGATAACTTTGATTCTGTTCTCTTGCTCTTTAAGTTTATCACCACCATCATTTACATATTCAACAGCAGATCCATTTTCTCTTACATAATGTAGAAAAATTTGAGAACAATAGTTTCCAGTATACTCTAGTCTCCAGTGAGTTTGAAAACATCCCAAAAATGCAACTGCATCTCCTGGTCCAAGATTGATTTCATGTGGTACATTATCAGAATCATAAATGTAAAGAGGCCATTCTTTATCGCTATCCAAATTTACGGACACCGAAATCTCACACGAAAGACGATCCGTGTGTTTCTTTAATACTTCTCCCTTTGCATAAATTCTTGAATATGAATAAGTTGGGAGAACTGGATTCTGAAGAAACTCAGAAAGATCTCCTACCTTTTCATGCAAAAGTTTTAGTGATGGTTCATAGTTATACACACAAGCAGAATTTGGTGCTTGATCGTCACTTCCATATTGATTCTTTTCATGATCCCTATGGAATTGTTCCGATAAAGATTTTGCTCTATCAGAATCAATAAAATTGGTAATAATAACGTAACTGTTTTTAATTAGGTCAGGATGCATGACAAAAAATCTTATAATTTAGTGGGAGTGAATGACTCCGTTTGAATGTACGTGTGGAACTAAACTATTATACACATGCATTTGTCCATGTTGAATACCAGCGCCAAGCAAAGCTCCAACAACAAATAATGGTGCAAGTCTTAAAATTCTCAATGCCATCTTAATAAGATTTAGAAACTAAAAATATTTATAGAAATTTTAAAAATTAAGAATATCCTAAAAGTGGAGCACTAATCCATCCAGTACAAATATATTTTGTCTCTGATTTTGGTGGATATCCTCTGTGCAGATACGTCCAGGTTGATGGAAAAAGAAGTAAATTTCCTGTTTTTGGTTGCACTTTAGTTCCATCAACGAACTCAGTATATCCATCTTCATGAATATCATTCAGATACCAAATAAACGTTAATATCCTAGGATTCCCAGAATTTCCCTCGGAACAGTAATCAGAATGCCAATGGTAATATTCTCCTGGTTTTGTTCTTTGTATTTGATACCCAACGTCAGATGAATTTTTGAAATAACTAAATATTTTAAATTTTTCGCCAAATTCATTTAAGAATTTATCCATTCCAATTTGCAATGAATTGAAAAATACAGAATCTTCGTCTTTCCATTCATCGAGAGGCGTTATGAGAAGATCGGTTGAAATTTTATCACCAGCGTCAGTATCATCTGTAGTCATTCCTGCGGTCTTTCTATCATCTCCCTCAAACTTCTCAATACAATGATTACAAAACTCTTCTGTGAGATTATTTGGTATCACATAAATTAGTTTTGAAAATGTATGATTCGCCTCTATATTATACATATTGATACAAAAATCCTTCGTTAGTTGTATAGTGTATTTTATCTATACCCGAATCTTTAAGAGCTAATGCACATATAGGACAGGGTTTTGCCATACGAAGTTCATCATGATTATGGCCACCCAACCTTGCAACAACTATTGTATCTGCATCCTCTTTACATTTAATTAAAGCGGCAATCTCAGCATGAAGATAAATTTTCTGATGCAGTCCAACACGTTCCGCAAACCTAGCTTGTATTGGATGGGTTTTGGTTTCCATGTTGGTTGCAGTACAAAGTACCCTATTTTTGTTGAGAAGAATTGCTCCTACTTGCTTTTTAGACGATGAAGATTTAGCGGTCTCAATCACCAGATCGTAAATATTATCTGATAGCATTAGCGGCGCACCACAGAAACAGCGGGTTGCCCTTCATTGAATACTGTATTAACAACTGCCTCAACACTTCTAGCAGTGCTGATGCCCACTTTATCA